CCTGGAAAAGCTTGTTAAGCCATTCTGACTTTAACAACCTGGAAAAGCTTGTTAAGCCATTCTGACTTTAACAACCTGGAAAAGCTTGTTAAGCCATTCTGACTTTAACAACCTGACGTCTTTTAGAACTGATCATAGATCCAATATCAACTAATGGGGTTTTTTTATCATGATCAGGATCAAAATTAACATCATGAAATTTTAATGCTCTGGGAATTCCTACTTTAAAATCTGGTGTTTGTCGAGATTTAAACCAAAAAACTTTTTTATGTATATCAGTTGATCTGATACGATTATCGAGTACCATACATCCATAATTATCAGTTACTTGAGAAAAGACCTGATCAAAAAGATCAAATTTTGGAAAAATACCTGCATAATGTTCATGTATTTTTCTTCTTGAGGAGTAAGTATCTTCACCTAGTAAAAAGATAAAATCAAAGTTATTTCTAAGTTCAGGTTGAATACCAATTGCATATTGCATTGCTAAAATAAATGTCAATTGAAAATGTCTACCTTCATTAAATATAGATAAAACATTAGGATCTTTTAACCATAAATGTTTGGAACTCATACAATCATCCATAACTAAAAATGCTCTTGGATCTATTGGTTTTTTTTTATCTTTTTCTCTTTCCTTATTTTTCTCAATAATTAATTTTTGTCTATGAAGTACTTTTGGAATAATTTCTTCTTTGTACTCATGATGAATATATGTTGTAGGTATAATATCATCATAAAATTTAGTCATTTTATCTGTGGGTGCAATAACAGTCCCACATGGTATACGAGTTTTTGATAAATAATATAAAATTTCACGAATAACCCATGATTTACCTGACCCAGATTTAGCAATCATAGCAATTCTAGGATTAACAAACTCACCATTATCATTAACAACTAATTTTTTTAAATCAAATTTTTCAAGTTGTAAAGTTTGACCTCCAATATTATAATCTCCTAATGCACTCATTAGATATATTAATTGGTTAGATATTTTTTATATAGTAATTTATTTATCTAATTGAAATAAATTGGTTGAAAAAGTTTTTTACTATTTAATCTAATTTTCAAATCATCTTTAATGTGATTTATAGATATTTATTTAATTTAAAATTAAATTAAATAAATATCTATAAATATAATATAGTAATATGAACCAATATATTAATTTACAAGGAGGATCTGCACCAGACCCATATAGTAATTATATAATACCTAATACTATACCTAATATACCTAATATAAATATACGTAATATACATAATATACGTAATACACCACAACAACAAGTTATTAGTACACCAGCACCACAAGGTCTTAGTATACCAGCACAAGGTTTTAGTACACCAGCACAAGGTTTTAGTACACCAGTACAAGTTCTTACTACACCAGCACCACAAGGTTTTAGTACACCAGTAACAGGTCTTACTACACCAGTACAAGTTCTTACTACACCAGTAACAGGTTTTAGTACACCACCAAGATTAGAACTACCGCCGCCAGTAACAGGTTTTACTACACCAGAAAGATTAGAACTAATACCGTCACCACCGTCACCAGCACTAGATTTTAGTACACCACCAAGATTATCACAACAGCAACAACAAATTCTTAATACACCACCAAGATCACAACATCAACGACAAATTATTAGTACACCACCAAATCTATCATTCCCATTATTTCCATCTATAGTATCTGATGATATTCAAGATCATGATCCGAGTGAAAGACTAATATCTTCATCTGGATATCAAACACCACCTAGATCTAATATACAAACAAGATTAGAACCTGAAACACCACCTAGACCTAATATAGTTTGTGAACAAACATACTATTCATATTTAGAATTTTTAATGCAAAAAATATATACAGAAAGATCCAACAGTATAATAGATAAATTAGAATTTTTTGATTTAACACCAAATTCAGATGATACAAAATTAATTCAACAAATAGACAATCTATCTATTGAAAATTCTAATTTTAATACAGATAATTTTATAAATGGTAAATTTAAAGTAATATATGGATCAGCTATAGATGCAGGGGGTCCATATAATGAATATTTAAGAAAACTTGGTGAAAATTTACAATCAATATTTATTATTGAAGATGATAGAAGTACTAACTTAAGAAAACTAAAGTTTAATCCTGAATTAAATCTATTTAATTTAGAATTATTTTATGCTCCATTACCAACACTTTTAAATATTTCAAAATTATTATTTACCAAAAATGTTAATATTGTATCAAAATTAGAATTTGGTCATATTATTAAAGTACTAATAATAGACGAGCTTATAATAGATTCAAGTAATATAGATCCTAATAAACATACAGTAAATTTAAGTAGAGTTCCCGAGTATTTTTTATTAATGATTATTAAATATATACAGTACTGTTCAAAGAAAAAACATGATTTAACAGAAGATATTATTAAAGGTTTTTTACAAAATGCAAATTGTTTTAAAGCAACTGTATATTTCTTTGTGAAATTTATAGAAACAGAATTTGAACAAAATACAAAAATAGATTTAGACTTTATTGAATGTTTCAATATTCAATCAGATTTTGCATTTGTTGAAGCAGTTGATTGGGATTTTTATTTATCAGAATCTGCAGTAATCAGATTAATTAAATTATTCTCAAAGAACTTGTTTAATGTTTTTCAAATATATTCTATGCTTTATTATAATAAAAAAGTTAGAACTGAAGAGTTTGTTAGTAAGCTTGATTTTATTGGATTAACATTACCACCATCATCACAAATACCTTATGATGAATTTCCAGAAAAATTACAAGCTAATTTAACTACTATATGCACAAATTATGCTGATTGTTTAGATAAATCAAAACCTGAAACTAAGGAATTAATTGATCTTGTTGGATCACAAGAATCTTTTATCAAGTTAATTTTAAAATATATGTCAGGGTTTGATGTTATAGTTCCAAATACAAGATACACATTTAAATTAACATCTAATCAACAAGAATTATTATTTGTACATACTTGTAGTAAAACAATTGATATTCTTGATACAGCAATAGACTATACTCTTCATGATTTGACAGCTGCAATTATTTCGAGAATTATAGTAAATATTCGTTTTAATCGTGCTGGGTAGATATTTAATATTTATAAATAAATTTAAATTATTTAATGAAATAATTTAAATATGTTGGACTAAAATCTGTCAACAAATATATCTTGTCTTAATGCATTAATTGTTGGTACTTTTTCAACAATTTGTGTTTCGTGAAATGTACATACAATCCATACTAATGCAGTTACAAGAAGAGGGATTTTAAGTGATACAGGTTTTGATTCTTTAGTTTGTTCAATATATTTAGCATCCAAAATCATAATTAAATAAATAAAAACACCAGATAAAATCGCAATCAAATATGAATTCATAAACATTCTATTAATAATAATCTATATATTTTTTTTTCTTATACTTGATAATACTTATTTTTAAATTTTTCTGGATTGACATTCTTTATTGAATTTATATTTGGGTCATCTGACATTTTCATTGTTGTCTGACCTTGTTCTTTTAAATAATTTTCTACATCTGCAGTATTAACTGATTTAGTTTTATTAATTTCTGGTTCATTAGAATAAAAAACAGATCTAATATTTGATTTATTATTAGAAAATGAATCAATTAATTTTGATGTATTATTTTTATAATAAGCTACACTTTCAGACATATCATGATCTGCAACTTTTTCAGCTTTGATATCATTAATTTTTTTCAGTACATATGGAGCCGTTTTTGGTTTTTTTGCAGATTCACTATTTTTTTTAGATTTGGGACTTGCGTGACTTGCTGGACTTGTAGGACTTGTAGGACTTACAGGACTTGCAGGACTTGGTTGTTTAGATTGCTTTGATGGTTCGGGTGATTTAACAGTTGTTTCTGTGATACTATCTGTATCTAATGGATCATTTTTTAACATTTGTTTTAACTGATTAAGTTGAGCAACTACACCAGAACTAGGTGGTTCATCAAGTTCCTGTGCTTTTATCATCTGTTTAAGTACTGATTTATTTGCTTCACTAATTGTTTTATCAAAATCATTCTCTTTAGATTTTGGATATCCAGGTGTTTCTTCATGTAAATATTCTTTTAAAATATATTGAAGTGGAAGTAGTTTACGAATAGCTTCATGTATTGATCTTTTAATTGACTCTCTAGCATCTCTTTGATTTTTTTTAACATCAAAGACTGAAAATTTATGGTAAAATAGATAAGGATTTTCATAAATAGATTTAGCAGTTTCAATATAAGAAAAATGAATAAATTTTTGAAAGTCAATATCAGATGGTAATTTGATAGTATGTTTACGTTCGGGAGGTGTATTTGTAAGAACCATTATATTAGATTTAATAACAGCTAATAAAAGTTGTCCAAGTAAATCTTCACAACCAGATTCTTTTAAAATTCTTGTAGTTTCTGTTTCTAAAATTAAATTATTCCAGGATGGAATTTTTTTTAGAAAACTTTGAAAAATTTTTAACTCCTCATTTTCTTTGGAAACTTTACATGCCTCTTCGTATAAAGATTGTACTCCATCAAAAATAAAAGGGGATATTATATTAACCAACTGGGTTGTATATTCTTTTTTTGTTTCAACCAAATAATTCATTGTTAATAACTTATGAGTAGATAAAAAAATCATTAAATAAACTAAATTAAATGATTTTTAAATTGCATCACATACGCATCCAGTTGTAAATCCATTATTACATTTTAAATTAGTAGCTCGATATTTAACACCCATATCTCCAGAATTAATTCCTAAACGTCTTTCATCAATATCTATAGATGCAGGCCATCCTGAGTAACAACAACTTTTAGCACACATAACAGTTCCTGGTGCACTACTTTCAGTTATTCCAGAAAAACCATTGTTATTCCATCCAAAATTATTAAATTTTTCGAATTTGTTTGGTTTATTTGCTTTAACTAAATTAATTAAAAATAATATAACTATTAATAGTACTATAACTCTCCATATAAATGTATTATCTACTGATTTAAACATTTCTTAGATGTATAAATATATCTGAGAAATTTATTTAAGTTCATATGAAATAACAGGAAGAAGTAAACTTTTTACAATCCATTTTTTTGTTATTTCATCATAAATTCTTGGTTTTAAATATATTTTTATCTGTGTCCCCCAGAAATTCTTAATCAAACGATTGAACATTTTTAAAAATTCATTATCTCTTGCAATTGTTGAATGAAAAAAATTTATATCTAATGATTTGAATTCATAGTTTAAATCTGGTCCAAGATTATATTTATCAATTGCTAATTGTTGTATCTGAAACGTTCCTGTTGTTAATTCATCAAATACTTTAGATGAATTAGGATATTCTATTTTTTTAAGTCCATCGATTGCCTTGATCACATATATACCCTCTGGAGATATTATTAATGATCCTTGTGTTTCACCAGAATTATAATGATCTGCAAAATGATATATATCAGATATAGATGGAAATTCATATAATATTCCATCTGGTATTCTAGAACCAATAAATGGAGTTGGTGGATGTGTATGAAACATATATTCATATTCTTTTATATCTGGTAAATCCATAGGTAATAATATTTCCATATCATCTTTATCTTCTCGAGAAGTTTTTGCAGATACAATAATTTTTTGTAAACGAGTTTTACCAAAATCAAGTAAACCAAAATGTTCACTAAATCTTAAATTTTTTGATTTATCAATATATCTCTTTTCATAACCACCAGTTTCCATTAAACTATCAAGTAGTTGTAGTTGATTATAATCTAATCTAAAATATCTTTTATTATGTTTAATATACTCTAATCCTTTAATATGTTTTTGAGCGTGAGAATGACCATGATAGTGTTTAAAATCATATGTATGTGTAGGTTTTATAAATGTATTTGACATTCCAAGTCTTAAACATTAAGTAGATAAAAAATATATAAAATATATATTTTTAATTTATAAATTTAATGAAGTGACATAAAAGTAGAACCTAAAGTTGTTCCAAAACTTGATGATGAAGGAGATGAGGTTGAACTTGATGATCCAAATGATGGAATTTTAATAATCTTTTGATCAATTAAATAATATGCAATCAAAGAAATGATAACAATTATTAAAAGAATATAAAGCCAGTTAAGTCTTCTTTCGGTCTTAGCTTTTTTTTCTTTCTTATCTTTTTTAGCTTTGACTACATTGGAAGCAGCGGCAAGAGGAACTGCTGGACGAACTGCTGGACGAACTACTGGAGGAACTACTGGAGGAACTACTTGATCAACAACTGCTTGTTTAATTTGAGCTTGTCTTTGATCTTCCATATGTTCAACATAGTTATCTTCTTGGTAAATATTATCATCTAAACCATCAATTGGTTGTTCATTTTCAGTCAAGTAATAAAAACTATCTCCATTATTGTAACCTTCTTCTAAATTAGTATAATCTTCCATATTTTGTTCAACAAAATTATTTTCGTAGTATGACATATATAGTAAATTTAGATAATTATTTAAATGAATATTATTCGTATGATATTAATTTTTTAATTTTTTGAATCATATTAACTTTTTCAATTGTTTTGTCTATTTTTAAAATAGTTTCTAAATATTTTGCAGATAATTTATATTGTTTAGATATTTTTCTTATTTTATAATATTCTTCTTTCTTTAACAAATCATATATCATTTTATTTAAAACTAAAATATCATGAATCCCTTTTCCTGTTTTACTTTGTATTATAGATATATTTTTTTTATTAATATTTTTTATTGAAGTCTTATTCAGATCTGTAGAAAATGCAATATCATATGATTTATTTTTAAATGGATATTTTGATAGTTCATATGTAGTTTCACAACATGTATAAAATCCATGTAAACTTTGTAAATACCAATTTTGATCTGTATATATATTTGTTTCTATTACATCTCCCATTGATATAGAATTACATATCTTTGCAGCACAATCAAAAAATTTTTCCCCCTTTTCATATGATCTTGATAATATATTTCTTGGATAGTTTTCAAATATCATCAAAGGAAGTAATACTTTTTCTGTCTCATATAAACCCAAACATTTATCTATTGTTTTATAATTATCTAATAATTCTTTTGTTCCTTCAAATAATCCAATATCTTTATCTTTTTTTTGAGATGATGAAAAAAAACTTTTACATTTGGACATATCAATTAGTTCTTTCCCATAAGTAAATTTTAAATCTTGAAGTAAAAATATTAATTTACGAATATCATACTGTGTAAATTTAATAATATTTAGAATAACAGAAGAATCTTGAATATTAATTGATTCACTTTCACATATTTTATTAATTAAACCAGTAAGTTCAGTAGTATTAGGTGGAACAAAATTCATTTCAAAACATGTTTTTTTAATATCTGATATTAACTTTGAATGTTGTTCATTTGTTAAAAATATTATTGGAAATAATTTTCTTTTTTCATTTTCTTTATATAGATCTATTAACATATTTTTCTCTGTTGACAAAGTAATATTTTCTGTATCATGAATTATTAATGCCAGTTTTTTATTTGAAACAATACTTTCTATTGTTCCTGCACTTGATCCTGATCCAGAATTACCAGATCCTAGCAAATATTTACTTATAGATTTATTATCTTTTATATTAGATGATGATATACTTATTGGATTAAAATTCATTTCTTCTAAAATTAATTTAATTGTTGCACTTTTACCAATCCCATGAATACCAGAAACAATTATTGCAGATCCAAATATTCCACCAGGTGGTATTGGATTGTCTTTAAGAAAAAAGTTTTTTAACCACCAAGTAATTTTTTTAATATTATCACCATGACCAATTATATCTGTAACTTTATTTGGAGTATATTTTTCTAACCATAGTGTATTCATTAGTTGATTTATATGATAGGATATTGACCAAACTATAAATGTGTAAAAAAATCAATTTTTATAAAAAAATTGATTTTTTTAATTTTTGGTTCTAGTAGTAACTAAATTTAATAATAAAATGAACAAAATTATTGTTAAATTTAATAATGGTACTCAAAATGCGTTCCCCTATTCTGAAGAAAAAATATCTGTAAAAGTTTTAATTAAAGATATTGGTATCCAATTATATCCTGAAAAGTATAATCCTAAAATTGATCAATATATCAAATTAATTCATATGGGCAAAATTTCTTCACCTGAAGATGAAATTGTTTTTACTACTAATACAGAACAAACATTTCATTGTGTTGTTAAGAAAATTCCTGATGACGCATTTGTTATTGAAAAATCTAAAACAATGGAACCAGAAGAAGTACAAATACTCTTATCTAATCCAAAATTTATTGAACTTATAACACAAAGATCTGTTTTTGAACTATTATCTGCTAATTTAGATTCCCAAGAGCAATTAAATAATTTAATTGCTGGTAAATCTGTAGCTGTTTCAAAAGAATCTTTAGTTGTAAAATATGCCCAACAGATTAATGTTCTTAAAGAAATGGGATTTAGTGATGATAATGAACTCGCTGTGATTTTATCAAATGCTAATGGTAATCTTGAAAATGTTATTAATATGTTGATGAATTAATTAAAAAATAGTTGAGGAGTAATTTGATATGATTCAAATTGATTTTCTTCAATTAATTGCCAAAGACAACTTTCCCATGTTATTTTCTTTTCTTTTAATTTTTTTAAAAAATCTAAATATAGTTGTGATCTTAATACAAATGCTTTTACTTGAGTAAAATTATTTGCTGGAGATATTTTTTTTTCAGGAATTTGATCTAAAGTTGAATACCATAATAAAAGTATTTTCCCCTTTGATATTTCATATTTATCTTTATTTTTTCTAAACCATGACATATTAGTTGTATTAGTTATAAAATCTCCAAACACTATTAAACATTCTTTTGAATTTGATTCTATTGACATATTAATAATTTTAATTAATGAATTTATTTGTGATAGTTCAATTGCATTTAAATCTAAATTTACTGGTGTTGAATTTTTCATACTTTTTAAATAATATTTCCAAGCTATATTTTTATTAAGTTGTTGTCTAATTGTTTTATTAAATTTTAAATGATCAAATGAACTATATTCTATTTCATGAATAACTGGTTCAACATCCTCTAATTCAAGTTGTATATCTGTATATTTAAATTGATATTTGTATTTTGGACTAATAATAAATATATTTTGAAATAAATTTGTCATAATATGATCTGACATTAGTTGGTTATCTATTTGAGTATTAATTGTTGGGTTTGATAATGGTTGAATATATTCTGTTTCCATTACTTGATTTGTATCTTTAAAAATAATTTTCCATTTAATTGAATTATTTTCATCAAAGTAAAGTTGAACAGATAATGGATCTGTATTTGTACCGATACTATTAAATTCTTTACTCATATTTAAATATTGATTATATTTAAATATTTAAATAATTAATGTAATTTTTCAATTATCATTCTTTCCTCTAAATAAAATTTATTAAAATTTTGTACTGGTTCTTTTACTTGTACTGGTTCTTTTACTGGTCCTTGTACTTGTTTTAAATTAATATTATCACTTTCAACTACTTTTCTACCTTCATCATAACCATATTTAACAAAATGATTTAAAAGCGCTCTTTTAGTTATTATACCAGAATATTCAAGATCTGGATTTAGTTTTAAATATGTTTTATAATATGAATCCCAATTAGAAACTATATCTTGTTTTGTTAATGACATTTATATTAATAATACAAGTAGATTTTAAATATTGTAAACAAAAGATGATATAATTCTTTCCATTGAATGAACATATGTTGAATTTTCATTTGTCGTATAACCAGTTTCTAATAAATTATAAATTCCCATTATATCTATTTTTGAAAAAAATGTCCATGTATGATAATATGATATTTTAAATATTGATCCTGCCCAAAATTTTACATTTGGTTTTTTTCTTGATTTTATAATATATGAAGGATTTGGTATATTTTTATTTTGAATAGCATGCAAATATAAATAAGATAAATTATAATCATAACCTAAAAGATTATTAAGAGATGAACAGTCCTTTAGTTCAATATTATAGTAATTAGAATAAAAATTAGTTGAAATATCAAATTGTTTTAAATTATTATAATCAACAGGTGCTAATTCATCATAATAAATATTTGGAATTGAAAATTGTTCACATAATTGATTAATATGTTGTACATTTAATTTATCTAATGGTAGTAACCATTTGTTATTAATACTTGAAATATCATTTTTAAAAATCTGATCTAACATTTCATTACGCCATTTGATATCTGTTTTTGTGTGAATTTTAAAAATTTGATCAAAAGAATCTGGTAAATAATTTGAACAAATATAATCCAGTTGTAGTAAGTAGGGTCCAATATCCATTCCTTTATTTGGATGAAAAAAAATTTTATATTCGAGTTTATATTTTTCAAACAGGTTTGTTAAAATAAATGCTTTCGGTTTAAGATCTTCAAGAATAGTACAGAGGAAAAAAATATTATAGGATGAAATAGAATCATGGATATATTCAACTATATCACATCCAATATCTATAGACCCAACCTGAAATAGTATCAGAATTTTCATTATAAAATAATATAGCCATAAAAAAATATTTAGTTTAAATCAAAATCAAATAATTATAATTAAAATCAAAAAAAATTTGTCTATTATAATTATATATAATAAATGTCTAGTACTCGCAGACCCGATGAAGATAACACAAATACTAATGCTGTTGATGACAACGTTAAAAGATTATTAAAAGATGGCATCAGAGGAAAGATTCCATCATCTACTATTGCTGAACTTCGTAGAAGATACAAGGATGATAATCTTATTGACAAGATTGAAGAAGTTTTCTATGAAAGACTTAATGAAATTAAAACTAGAGCTCGTAAATTCGCCAAGCTTGTCGAAAAGAAATTTGGTGCTAAAGGTCTTCCACTTCATATCGTCCTTAAAGAATCCAAGAGATACAAGGATAAATATAACCTTGATGAAATTGAATTTGATGAATTCAGAAAGCAATACCAAAGACTTTTGAACTCAAGACTTCCTATTGAAGATCAAATGGAACTTGTTCCTAATACCAACATGGCACAACTTTTTGGTGACATTAACTCCAACGAAGGTATTGTTCTTAAAGATTCTGATTACCCAGTTCTTCAAGATATTGTAAAAATGTACACAATGACAAGAACCACCCACAGTTCTGTTATCCTTCAATCAATGCAATATGAAGATTGTGCTTCTGAAGTTCTTAATGGTATGTTTGATCCTCAAAAACACAACCCATCATGCTCAATCCACCCTATTATTGCTGCTATGTTCATTCCTAAGATCCAACTTTTCGAAGAACATTTCTTATACACTAACATTGCCTATATTATTAAATCCAAGCACGAAAGACAACCTCTTAATAACATGGCTGATATCAACTTACTTCACCACATGATCAATGATGCTGCTGATGTTGTCTGCTCTGCCGAGACTCCTCTTAAGGATTTAAGATTAAGATGCAATCTTCAAAACAATCTTTGGAACAATGTTCTTTCCTTAAGAACAGGAAAATTCTTTGATTGTGTTGGAAATGATTTCTTTGCCGCCATTGATGAATGCAAGATCTCATCTTATGATGCCCCTGATCTTCTTTATGTTGGTGATGAAGGTATTGTTCTTAAGAGATTACTTTCTGCTTTCTCATTCAGACCTCTAGTAGTAACCACCAATCCTATCTTTGGAACTTATGGTACTGCTAACCCAGTAAACTTCCCTGTTATTACAAACAGAGTTGTTGCTAGTCCTTTACTTACTCTTAGACTTCCTCCTAACAGTGGAAAGAACCAAATGTCTATTAACTTAGAAAGTGCTCTTACCCAATCACAAGTATACCTTGAAAATGGTATGTTTGTTCCTAAGACCCAAGAAGTAATTTTCACCAAGGGTGTTATTATTTTCCACGTTCCTAGAAGAACAATCAGTCCTGATAAAACCTACAAGAACTTGATCTCTCCTATCCCTCAATTTGATCAAATTCCTTCCCATGTTCTTAGAACCGAAAGAGTTAATGATACTCCAGTTGTTGCTGATGAAACAATTACCATTAGACAAGAACCTTACTACCTAAGATCTGCTGTCTTCCTTGAAACCTTCAATGAATCAAATGCTGAACGTGGTATTGATCAAATTGTTATCAGTACTGGTGCTATCATCAGAAAGTCCAACAACACTGTTACTGGTGATTTCTGGGTTTACAGTCCTAGACTTGCTAACTCTGAAACCGGTAAAGCTGAACAACTTATGCAAAGACTTTACTACAACAACCCTGAAAGTGATGATCCAATTGATCTCCTTTCTACCAAGGCTACTATCTTCATCTATGCCAAGAACTTCAATGCTTAAATTAATAGGATTAGATAGATTAGTTAAAATAATTTAATAAAATAATATTATTAATAATATTATTTTATTTGTTTAGAAACATCATTTGAAAGTGCTTTTTGTAACATTTTTTGTATTTTCATTTCTTTTGATTCCTCTTTTGTCTTTTTAATTAGGGGGTTATTTTTCCAACATAGAGTATTTAATTTAGATGTATATTCTTTTATTACATCATTATTTGCATTAAATTCTTTAAGTAAATTAGAAAAACCTACTATATTATTTATTTCAAGTGGATTATCATCCAAATCATTACATCTTTTTATTTTTTCTAATGTTCTCATTTGGTTAGTTATCATTTGTTTAAAAAATTCTTTTTTCTCTATAACGTCCCATCCATCACCAGAAAATTTATTCCCATTATAGACATGTATTTGTCCATCTTTTAGATTAGGACAATAAATTACATGATTCTCTTTTTTTTCTGGATCAAAAAAAGTATCTGCTGTTATGGACTGAAATGCTTCTCCTGGAATTTCAAATGCATTTTTTAGAACATTAGGTTTTAAAAAATCATATTTAATATCATCATAAGGTACTAGTTTGATATTATTATTATTATTTATATTATAGTTATTTTGTGTATTTGTATTATAAGAATTTAATATATTATTAGAATTATTTACATTACTTTTATTAATAATACTGTATTTTTTTTCTATTTTATCATATAAATCAATTTGTTCTCGTTTACACATTTTATTAATAATATGATTTTTAAGACCATTATATGATTCATAAATTTTAAAACAATTTTTACATTTAAATTCATTATCTAAATATTTAATTTTCATAATTGCATTAGTATATTCTTTTAGCATATCACGAATATTGTATTTTTTATATTTATTTATAATTTTATTAAATTTTATTTCACAAGATTTAATATGAACTGTATGATTCCATCTTTGATCAAATTTTTTTTTACAATATAAACATATGTAATTTACCATTATTATATTATTATATTTTTATTATTAAATATTTTATTTGATTAAAATTGATATAATATTTAATTATTAAGTGAAGATATATAATTAAAAAAAATTGTATTATATATTATTTTAATCTTAATAGTAGTCTACACTTAAAATAATATATATTGATTAAAAAATGAGCAAAATAGTTTTTACAGAGAGGGAAAATTTTTTTCCCAGGAATTTTCCGCAACAAGATATTTTTTTATAAAAATATCTTAATTATAATCTTAAATATATAAAAAAATAAATAAAATATTTTTAATCTTCACTGTAATATTATTTTTATTAATCTCTATTTAAAAATGCCATATAAAAAATAGGATATATATATTATATATGAATATCTTGTATTTATTTTATTTATTTGTATTTAATAATTATAAAAATGAAAAATCAGGTATTGATCATAGATATCCATTAATTGAAGATAAATCAGATATTTATAATATTATTGATATTAATTATAAGAAGAAATTATTAGATTATTTAAAATCTGATAATATATCAGTACATGATAAACTAAAGAAAATTAATGAATTTGATAATGTTAATAATATTAAAGCAATGAATATAACAAAAGGAGGACTATTGGATGATTGGAATTTTGAAATTTAATATATTCATATATGTATATATTAAATCTAATAACCTAATCTAGATCTTGTTTGTTGTGATTGAGGGATATAATAATTAACTGGTGCTGGAGCAGGTGTTGAAACATAACCACTTGTATATGCTTTACGAGCATGAGATGGATAACTTTGTCCAATTGCATCAAATTCAGCTGTATAAAATCTGGTTGGATTTACTTTTTGTGTAGTAATTGCTTTTTGTTTAGCAAACATATTTGTTCTATCATCTGTAAAATAATAAGGTTGGTAATTTAAATTAGCTTTTACTGATTCCATTGTAGAATTTATAATTTTTTTATCAAAAACATCTCCGCCAGGTGGTAACTGACCCTTTTGTGGTAATGATTTGTTAAAAGTTAAAGTTGGATCATAAACTGATGATAAAGTTGGTAAAAACGATTTTGATCCTACTGTTGATGTATTCACTGGAGATGGTAATGGTTTTAATGGTGAGAATTTATCACGCATATATTTAAATCTAATATCTATCTCTGTTAGTATAGTTTTAACACAATAATCTATTACTAGTTTATTTAAAGTGGCAAATTGTTCTTTTTGATTAAATGGTAAATGTTGGGCATAATCATTATACAATCCCTTCATTATTTGTTCTAAATGTTCTCTTTTTTGATCTCTTACAATATATTTATCACAACTATTATTATAAATAGTTTTTCTAATCATTAAATTAATATAATTTCGATTTATTTCAGACATAAATGTTCTATAAAATGTTTCTTCATCACATAGCTGTCCTGATGTTGAATTATTCAATGTATTTGATATTGGTTTGAAGTAATCCCATGGATGATCTTGTAAAAATAGAAAAGGGGATTTTTGTACATCACTTAAGTAGTTGCTTTCCATACTATTATTATATATATTAGATATTAATTTGTTAAAATATTTTTAATAACATCCATAATTTCTACATTAGAACCATTTGCTGTTAGTTCAGATGTTAATTTATCCATTTGAAGAACAGATATTTGTGTTTTATATTTAATAATTCCTATATCAACAATTTGTGTTTGTTGGTAATTATTTCCTTGATTTGCCTTCATTATATTTTCTGGTGATAGTAGTAATATTTTATTACCATTTGTTTTATGTTTAATCACTATATCATTTGATGTTGAAACTATTAACCATAACATTAATAAATTTTGATTAAATACTAAAGTTTTATTTAAACAATTAGATTCATAGTATAATACATTTTTTAGTCTTAAATTCAATTCTAGTAAATCAATTTGTTTTAATTCAACAAGTAACATTGAATCTGCAATTGTATTTATAAAATCAAAATAATTTGTATTTACTGATTTAAGTAAATAAATATTTTGAAGTGTTGGTAAAATTTGTTGATAAAATGATTTAGCAGATTCATTAATAATAGTTGTTGATAGAGATTGTAAAACTTTATCCATATACTATTATTAATTTTATTGTCATTTCTCTAAATAAAAATTATCTCGATTCAATTTATATGGAAAATATTTTTAATATTATTTTTATATTTGTATTAGGATATATTGTATATAATATATACTTTTTACAATCAAAATCTAAATCTAAATCAATTGATCATTTTAATGTAATAGTACCATCTCCAAGTCCAGCATTTGCACCAGCACCTATTGCAGCATTAGAATTACTACGATCACCTAGTCCTGCATTTGCACCTGCATTCGCACCAGCACCTGGTCCTACACCATTTGTAGTTAATATAGTTAATGGAGTTAATATGGATGACTATAAAAAAAAATATTTTTCAATTTTAGCTAAACCAAATGCTTGGTTATTAGGAAATTCACAAAATAAAGCAGCTGCACCATCTTTTTCTTTATTAGACATTCCTGTTATAAAAAATACAGATGTTTCTGTTAATGTTGTTAAAAAAATAAGTCCTGAACAAGATGCAAGAATGAATTTAGGAACAGTAAAAATCCAAACAGAATTTTCAAAAATATATCCAATTGGAACTAATTTTGATGCTTTATTTGATAATTATAATAATTTAATTTCAAACACAAGTATTAGTTTATTAAATGAAATATTTGCAAATGTAAAAGCAAAAGCAAATGAATCTAGTGCAATTATTAATTTTAATCCAGGATTTAAACAAGTTAAAAGTTTATATATTAAGCAAGAAGATGTTTTTGATTATGCAAAATATTTTGTTTCTATAATGAATTCAGTTGCAACTGTAGGAAATTCTTTTACTTTAATAAAAGTAAATCCAATTTCAAAAGAACAATATGAAAATCAACTACGAGTTAATTTTACAATTGAATCAAAATACCTATATCCTAAAGCAGCAAATTCTAGTTTAGAAATTGCTCCATCAGATTTTACAATCCTAATAAATGTTGTAATGTTATTTGAAAAAAGTCTAACAAATTCAAATTCAAGCACCTATTTGGAAACATTTGCAATTTTAGGACTAAGTAATTTTGGATTTTTAGCTGGTTATACTAAATCTAAAAAATAATTGACTTTAACAAGCATCTATTTTCAAGATCGTGAAACTCACTTGAAAATAATTGACTTTAACAAGCATCTATTTTCAAGATCGTGAAACTCACTTGAAAATAATTGACTTTAACA